CAAGGAGTAGACCTTCAAGGAGCATTCCTTAAAGGAGCAGACCTTACAGGAGCATTCCTTAAAGGAGCAGACCTTACAGGAGCATTCCTTAAAGGAGCATACCTTAGAGGAGCAGACCTTAGAGAAGTAGACCTTACAGAAGCAGACCTTAAAGGAGCAGACCTTAGAGGAACATACCTTACAGGAGCATTCCTTAAAGGAGCAGACCTTACAGAAGTAGACCTTAGAGGAGCATACCTTAGAGGGGTAGACCTTACAGAAGTAGACCTTAGAGGAGCACACCTTAGAGGAGCAGACCTTAGAGGAGCATTCCTTAAAGGAGCATTCCTTAAAGGAGCAGACCTTCAAGGAGCAGACCTTCAAGGAGTAGAATTTGATGATATTATAATGATAATAGATACTACATATTATACTATTCAAATTAAAGGTAAAAAATGGATTAAAGTAGGGTGTCAAGAACACTCTTTAGAACAATGGTTAAATTTTAAAGAACAAGAGATTAAAGAAATGAGTGATGATGCTTTAGAATTTTATCCTATCTTAGTAAAGTGTTTAAAGACAATATTTAATTTCGATTAAAGAAAGTATAGGGGAGGAGAAATAATATGACAATGAAAAAATATACACACGAAGAAATACAAGAAATTATCAAAAAGCACCAACTATGGTTCGAGAATGAAGAAGGTGGAGAAAAAGCTAACTTTGAAGGGGTTTGCCTTGAAGGGGCTAACTTTAAAGAGGCTTACCTTAAAGAAGCTAACTTTGAAAAAGCTTACCTTAAAGGGGCTAACTTTAAAGGGGCTTTCCTTAAAGACGCTAACTTTAAAGGGGCTCACCTTGAAGGGGTTTACTTTGAAGGGGCTTTCCTAACAGGAGTTAACTTTGATGATGTATTAATTAATATAAATACTATATATTATAACATTCAAATTAATGGTAAACAATGGATTAAAGTAGGATGTCAAGAACACTCATTAGAACAATGGTTAAATTTTAAAGAACAAGAGATTAAAGAAATGAGTGATGATGCTTTAGAATTTTATCCTATTTTAATTAGATATTTAAAAACTACATTTAATTTAGATTAAAGAAAGTATAGGGGGAGGGGCAATAACATGTTTACAGTAGCTTTATGTGTATATGGTGCATTGTTTGCTTATATAGTAATTCAATTAATAATTAATGAATGCAAGGATAAATAATGAATATAGATAGTACAACAAATAGAATGCAAAGAATAGAAACACTTTTAACTATCAGAAACATGTTATTTAAAATAAGAACTGGTAATTTAAATTTAGACTATATGACGTGAAGGCTGACAACTATTCATTTATTTATAGAACTTATTAAAAAGAACAGGAGACACAATGACAGTAGATTTAACTAAATTAAAAGTAGGTGATACTATTGTACGTAGAGATGGGGAGGTACGTATAATTACTAACATTCACATATATAACCATAATTATCAAGGATATTATTGTTCATTAGATTGGTGTAAAAAGACCCCAAATAGTTTGCAAAATTCTAATGTAGCATATACTCAAAATGGCTATTGGGACTGCCGAAGAGTTACAGATAGTTGGGATATTGTAGACATTATACCACAAAAAGAACCTAATGATATTATAAATATACACAAAGCCAAAACATTTAAACGTACTTTTAATAGTAAAGATTCACCGACTTTAGACCTAGTAAACTGCGCATTAGGGTTGGGTGGTGAAGCTGGAGAAGTTGTTGATTTACTTAAAAAATCTGTATTTTATGGTGAGGATACAGCTTCCGAGTTAGTCGATGTTAAATTACCTGTTTTAAATAAAGAGGTTAGAGAAAAGTTAAAGAATGAAATAGGTGATGTAATTTACTATTTACAAGGTATTTGTGATATAGTAGGATTATCCTTAGAAGAGTGTATGGAAGCAAACATTGATAAACTTTATAAAAGATTTCCCGATAAGTTTTCAGAGAGACTAGCAAGTAAGAAAGGTGAGTTAGAATGAGTAATATCAACCCATATAATCACATAGAATCATGGAATGAATTAAAAACAATCACAATTGAAGCTGATACTATTGAAGAAGTTATTTAATGAATATAACACGATATAATAACCCCACTAGTACAAATAAAAATGATTCGTTGTTTGTAATAGAACAAGGTGGTCAAAAAATTGTATTTACAATTAATGAATTATATGATTTAGCATATACTTTACAAGAATATATAAACAATGGTGTATTTATACACTTTTCAAACGAGGTAAAACATGAAGAAGTTTAAAACAGGATTCCTACAAAAATCTAAAAATGGAAGTTATTTTATTAAAGTAATTAAATTAGGGACTGAAAAAGTAGCTATTAAATTACTTCCTGAGATTAAAATTGAAAAACCCACAATGCCTATTTTTGATAAAAAAGACGAGGTTAAAAAATGAAAATAATTAATGAAAAATCTAAAATTGAACTATTTCTTGAAACTAATATAAAATCAAATGTAGAAAATACACTTATTGAATTAAGAAATGGAGAAAGACTAAAACCTACAACTATAGAATACTTCCAAACTACACCTCATGGATTGTGCTACGCTATTAGATTTGATACAATTTCTAGGTATACTCTATATAATAAGCACGGTAGAAAGTCCCTTGACAAAACCTCACCTTATGATATAGTCGATATATTGGGGGTAGATTAATGAAATTTAGAATTACTTATAAAAACTCATGGAATGAATTACAAACAATCACAATTGAAGCTGATACTTATTATGAGGCATTAAATCAAGCCAATTCTGTGTTCAAAGATAAAATAGTAAGTGTCGAAGAAATAGACAAACCCAATATAAGTGACTACAATATTAACATGTTTGATGAAGATACTATTGATTGGATGGCCGATTGAAATGATTAGATTTATTTTATTAACGTTTGGGATATGGCTATTTGTTTTAATATTGGCAACGTTAATAGTTAATCTATTTAAACTAAATGACCACAAAGGGGAGAAATTAAAACAAGTTTGTCACCCTATAATGGTTCCATTTAATAATAGTTATTTTTTTGTATATCCGTGCACTACTGAATAGGAAAGAGGTAAATAATGACCTTAATAACAAGAGAAAAGTATTTAAAGGGTAGAGATAGAACCTACGCCAACGAGTGGTCATCTACTTTGTCTAAAAACACAGATAAAACAATCAGTATTATAAATGTCTTTTTAGAAGATATCGGTGTTGATTGGGACGTTCAAGTATCTAGTGGATGGCGACCAGCCTCCATGAACCAATCAGTCTCTGGAGCCGCTTTAAACTCTAACCACATAACATGTTTGGCCGTAGATATTGTAGATTTAGCCCCATTTCCATTAATGAAGTTAATATTAGATAATTTAGATAAAGCAGAAAAACACGGAATCTATTTTGAAGATTTTAGATGGACAAGTAGTTGGATTCACTGCCAAATTATACCACCACAATCTAAAAAACGTATTTATATACCAAATAGTAACCAGCCACAATCGCCAAATAAATGGAGTGGGAAATATGATTCAAAATATAATAAATGAAATTTGGGTAGATTGTACAATTAGCAATCTATATGAAGTATCGAATTTAGGTAATATAAGATATAAAAAATTAGAATATTCTAGGATACATTTAGGTAAATTAGTTATTTCTTCAAAATTAAATAAAAACATAGGTACAAATATATCAAAAAAGGGATATTTTAGAGTTAACATAGAATCTAAAACTTATTTTGTACATAGGCTAGTGGCTAGTGCTTTTTTGCCTAATATAAAAAACCTACCTCAAGTTAATCACAAAGATGGTAATAAATTAAATAATAACATTGACAATTTAGAATGGGTTAGTAATAAAGAAAACAGAACTATATACAAATTAAAGAAAGGGACTAAATAATGCGTTATATAATTACAGTTCAAGGGCACTCAAGGACTTATATGAGAACGGCTGACACAAAAGACGAAGTTAGTAAAAAAGTAGATATAATATTAAAAAATCACCCTAAATCAATAATAGTTATTAGTGAATATCTCAGAACTATTACAACACACTCATCTAATTTGTCACAAGGAAAATAAAAACGGATTTTTTTAAATCCCAAAAGTCAATGTGGGGGAAATTTACATAAATGACAATAGAACTTAGAAAAAATAATTCCAAACTGGCAGAATTATTAGAAGCTAGAAATAAATTACTAGAAGAAAAACCAGAACTAAAAGAATTACAATTTAAAATAAATAACCTTTTAGCAGGTGCAGGAACTTACGAAAATAGGGTGCTACTATTAAAAAAATTAATGCAAGATAATTTAATTGAATTGCATGAAAAAACACTAGAACTACAATTAGAATTTAAAAAATTACTTGACTCAATTAAATAATTGAGATATAGTATAAAAACAAAGGGGATTTATGATGAAACGAACAACACCAAGACGTTCTAAAAAACAACCCGTTAATAGAAATTTAGTAATTTCTGATTGTAAAACAATACCAGAATTACAAGAAAGATTTACTCAAATGGCTATTAATCTTGATATTTTACTATTAGATATTATTGAAACAGCTTTTAATACACCAGCATATAAATCGCAATTAAAAGAAATTTATGATGGTATTGCACCAGTAACATCAATATTGCGAGGGTCTGTAGAATATTTTAATAGAGAAGAAGGGTTATTTACTCCATCTTTAGAGAAGGTTGAAGACAATGGAACTAGAACTATCAAAGAAACAAATGAGTAAAATTACTTATGAGGAGTTAATAAACCTTCACATAGAGGTGGACAATTAGCAGGTGCACATAAATGTAATACCAAAGATAATAAGTACTATGCAAAACTAACATATAAATATAAACAATATTATTTAGGTAGATATAATACAGAATTAGAAGCACACTTAGCATATTTACAAAAATGGAGGGAATTAGAATATGGATACTAATTTATCAGAAAAGCAACTTTCACGAATAAGATATGAATGTAATTTACTAAAGATGAGTGTACAACAATTATACATAGTGGCACCTCATTTGTTTCATGAAGGGATTACGGCAGCAAATACAGCAGTATCAGAAGTAAACCAATTTAAAGAGTTAAAAGAAAAAACCAAAGAGGTATTGCAGTCTTTTGATTCAGAAGAGTTTCACAGTTTTTATTAGGAGCTAATATGACAGATTTATCACTTTACTTATATTTAGTAGATATAATTGGTAATATTCCAATTGCTTTAATATCATTTTTAGTAATTGCAATAATTTTAATATTTTTTGGTTTACTACACTGGGAACATGAAGGTGAAACAACAGTTCTTAAAATAGGTGTAATTATAGCAGTAATAAACATATTTATCCTTGTTTTAATTCCATCAAAGAAAACTATGTATATGATGATGGCAGTAGAAACAGGTAATAAAATAATTCAACAGCCTGAAATTAAAGAACTATTAAATAAAACATTGACTATAATTAACCATAAATTAGATGAACTAGATGGGAAAGATAAATAACATGACAAAAGATTTAAATAAAGTAAAAGTAGAAATTAAAGAAATAATTAACCAAGAATTAAACGAATGGGTAACAAATGAAGCTTTAAAGCATGCCAATACTTATAATATAGAACGTGATGTAAATCATAAACCATTCGTAGATTATAACCCAGCTACTGCCAAAACTGACACAGGTAAAGATAGATTAGACCTTTTACCATATGCAGGGCTTGCTAGTGCTGCTAAAGCTTTTGAATATGGTCTGAGTCAGTATGGGCACAATAACTATCAAAATGCTAAAAGCTATAGACCTTTTCTAGCTGCTGCTATTCGACACATCATGAAAAAACTAGATGGGGAAGACTTAGATAAAGATTCAGATTTAGACCATATTTGTCATGCTCTAGCTTGCCTTTTAATGGCAGAACAACTAAAATTTTTAGGAAAACCAATGAATAGCCCTGACACGATGAAACCATATGGTGTTAGAAATAAACCAAAAGGAGAATAACATGAAAATACAAATGGAATTCGATAACGAAACTGCAAATAGATTACTATCTGAAGCTTTAGATATTATTTCTGAAATTAAAGAAACTTTAGAAGATCCTGATTTAGATGATAGAGAAGCTTTACAACAAATTGATTACATAGTAAGACTAGGTATAAGTAAAATAATATGATTAATATTAATGATATTATTGATAAAATAATGGAGCTATAATGACTAAATTAGAAAAAGCAATAGCACATATTGAATATTTAGAAAATGTATTATCGTGCATAGATTATGAAGTTTTTTTGTTTCAAAGAGGTAGACAAGAAGCTGAAGAGGCTATGAATGATATACATAAATTAGTTGAAGAAGCTCAGGATATTGATTGGGAAAGAGAAAATGTATAGCAAATGCACGCATTGCCATATCTGTAATGATATATCTTGCAATTTATACAATTGTGATGGTATAGTACGAACTAGGCAATTAAGTGATGTAAAAAAAGAATACATTACTAGCTGTTTAGTACATTATTTGTTACTTATGGAAGAAAGATTTAAGGAATTACACAATGATAGAACTAAATAAAATTACTATACTATCATCTATTGCTTCCGCAGTGGCTGGTGCCTCTTTAATTTATTTTATAAAACCTACGGAAATTAAAACTGAGGTAAAAACCGTAGAAGTTGTTAAAAAAGAAAAAGAAAATGTATATGTAGATAGATTTATTACAAAAATTACTAAACCAGATGGTACAATAGAAGAAAAGACGGTAGAACAAGATAGAACTAAAATAGATAAACAAGAGCGCATTGATGAAGAAATTAAAACAAAAACTATTACAAACCCAAGAAACTTTTCATTAGGTTTAGCCTATAAAGCAAATGCTGATGACTTTACTAATATAGTGGACTATAATAAAAACCTTGGGGTAGAAGTTCAATTTGATACAGGTATACTAAATACCTATATCGGAGGAACGGCCTTTTTAGATAAAACAATAATAGTGGAATTAGGGTTTAGATTTTAATAAAAGAGAAGGTTTATGACTAATAAATACTACCTAGATTTTGAGTATGTAGAAAACGAAAATAGAACAACGCAACGTAATGTGTGCGGTACAGTGATTAATACTGATATAAACTTCTATGATTTACGTGAATCTAACAATGAATTTTTAGAGTATTTTAATAATATACCAAAAGGCTCCTATTTACTTTCTTATAATATAGTTGCTGAAATAGTAACCCTATTACGCATGGGGGTATCTAAAGAAAAAATAAGAGAATTTAAATGGATTGATTTATGGATAGAATCAAAAATGTTCCTATTAACACATAATGATTATTTTAGTAAGAATAAATCACTTAAAGAAGGTACAATCCCAAAATTCAACCTAGGGTATAAATTCGACATGAGTAAAGACCCTATAAAAACAATAATTGAAAATGAAACATACACAGACTATCAATTTTCTGAGATAAAAAAATATAATATTGCCGATACAGAAGTGCTTCCAGAATTGCTAGGAAAATTAAAACCACTATGGACTAGATATGGGGTGCAGCTAAAAGAAATCTTATTTAGGGGCGAATTTGCAAGAGAGTGCGCCATAAATTATCATTTCTCAAATGGGTTTCCTATGGATGTTGATATGTTAACTAAAGTATTTTCTAATAGAGAAGAAGTTAAATACCAAGTGGGTATAGAGTGCAATGAAGCTACAGGATTTCCAATTTATCGAGCAAAAGTTAAAAAAAGACCAAAAGAATTAAGTTTTAATATACAAGCTTTTACTGACTTTTTAAAGAAATTTGGATTATATCAACAATGGTCAAAAACTGAATCATCAAATAAAGTATCAACAACGGAAGATGAATTTGAAAAGTGGATGGAAGTAGACTCCTTTTTGTCAGCCCATAAAGATTTATTAGAATCTATCTATTATGCTAGAAGTACAATTAAACAACTAAATTCTACGGACTTATTAAAATTATTGACACCAGATGGGTATATAAAAACACCACCATTCCCACTTGACCAAAAAAGTGGACGCTCAAGCCCTAAACCATCTTTAGGGTTTATATTAAATCTTGCTCCGTGGTTAAGAATGTGTATTAAACCAAAACCTGGAATGGCATTTATTTCTGCTGACTGGTCACAACAGGAGATTGCCTTAGCTGGATTCTTTAGTAAAGATAAAAAATTATTAGATTCTTATATTGGCGACCACTATATAACAAATGCAATTGCATGTGGATTTGCTCCACAAGGAGCTACTAAAAAATCTCATCCATCAGAACGAGATAAAATGAAAGCCCCATCATTGGGTATTATTTATGGAATGGGTATAAAATCAATGGCTTTTAGAGTAGAAGCAGCTCTTGGTTTAGTAAACGACCCTAAAAGAATTACACTTGATATGTGGGAAAAGAAAGATGGTAAATTTATAAAATACCAAGTAACTGTATCTGAAGAGGCTTATGATATTGCTGAAAAGTTTATTGAAGGTCATAAAAACTATTATACTACTTATTGGGATTACGTATATGAACACAGCCAAGATAGTATTGAAAAGGGGTATTATAAAACTCCTGTCAATGGGTGGTATTATTTTACAAAACCCGACCATAAGCCTACTCAATTACAAAATATACCTAATCAGGCTGGCGGTGCCGCTGTAATGCAACTAGGCTATATTATTGCAAGTGTTAAATATAATTTATCAATAGTTTGTTCACTACATGACGCTTTATACATAGAATGCCCAATTGAAAAAGTAGAAGAAAATAAACAAAAACTATTGACAGCTATGGCAGAAGCTGTCAGTATTTTTACTGATAATGAAGTAGTTATAAGAAACGAAGTTAAAGTTTTTACTGCTGATACCCCATACCACGACCCACGTGGTGTTAAAACCTATAACCTTATTAAGGAATTAGTTCATGCTTAGATTTATGTTATTAAGTATATTATTAAGTTTACCATTAGTTGCTGTAGCTCAAACTAAAGAAATACTATTAACAGAAGAGAATTCAATCTCTTTAGTAGGTACAGTAGATGAATATTCAATTCAGCCTATTCAAGATAGAATTGATGAACTCGAAGATAATGAAGAATTATTTATTTTTATTGATAGTCCAGGTGGAAGTGTATTTGCAGGAATTGGATTAGTAGAGGAATTAAAAACAACAAAAAAGAAAATTACATGTATTGCTAGAAAAGCAATCTCTATGGCATTTTCAATTTACCAAGCATGTCCAGTAAGATTGGCAACACCGATGGGTATTTTAATGAAACACAGAATTAGGCTTGGAATGCAAGGAAATCCAGATGAACTTACATCAAAAGCCTCTGTTGGTTCTGGATTAGAGCATGTATTAAATTTATCCGATGCAACTAGATTACAATTAACATTAAAAGATTTTGAAGAAAAAATCAGATATGAGTACTGGATTATTGGAGAAGAAGCAATTTTAAATGCCAAAGCGGCTGATGGAATTGTAAACGTTAAAAGACCTAAAAAGGTTAAAGAAGATAAAAAACAAGAATTAAAACTTTTAGGATTATAATAAATTGGCCACTTCAGAGGTCTGATTGTGGCTATAACTGTCACTTTCAATAAGGAGAAAATCATGACAGAAGTTAAAAAACCAGTAGTCTATGTAAAGACTTCAGTACCACGCAATAAACCTAAAGATGGTGTAGAAATACTCATTCTTGAAAAAGGTAAATCAATTTCTGGAACATTTGAAAATATTTATGCTCCATCAATTGAAGGATATAAATCCGAAATGGTAATTACTACTGAAGAAAAGAAATTTGTATTATCTATGAATACATCTCTTTACAAAATGGTAGAGTGGCAAGGGGTACAACCAGGTCATAAAATTACTGTATCTTTTGAAGGTCAAGCACCTAAAAAAGAAAAAGGTAAACAACCTATGAATCTATTTAAAATTGTAAATGCAGATAAGCCAGCATTTGAACGCAAAGTAGATTCTAAATATGAAGAGATTAAGTCAGCTAAATCAATTAAAAAATCTGAAGTAGTAGAAGATATTTCAGATGATGAATTAGAAGATTTATAAGAAAATATGGCTGGAACTTTACGTGCAGTAAAGTGGCCGCATATTATAGGGAGGGTACTACTAAGTAAAAATACTGGCCCTGACAGCTCGGAAAGACGGCATCTTAAAACGAATCACTATAATAAAGGGTGGTATTTATGACAATTAAAGAATTAGCAAAAAATCTTAAAAATGAAATAGAAACTAAAAAAGAATATAAAAAACTTAATAAACTTTTTAAACATAAACGTACAGAGCCTCATGAATTTAAAATTAGAAATATACTATTGTATTTATTAGTTTTAATAATGCCAAAAACTGAAAGAATGAAATACTTAAATGAGAACTTATTTAATAAATTAAAAATAGGTCAAACACGTAAAGTATATACTGCAATAAGTTATATGGGAAATGCCAGCATTACAACCTATGTTGAATTTAAAAAAGTATATCCTTATTTTTCAGCAGACCACGGATTGATTATAGGCCATGCTGTATATAAAAATAGAACCCATGAAATAAATATATTTGGACAATCTGACGGAAATGTACATTTTCATATACTTTAATTATAAATAGTAATAAAAGGCTAATACAATGGATAAAAAACATACTTTTAGATTTGGAAACTCAGCATTCTTTATTAATGGTAAAGTGGTTACAGATAAAGAAGGGTGTTTAAGAATTGTTTTATTAAGAGCTAATGATGTTGAAGCGGAAATTAAACCACAGACAAAGAAAACATTTGCTTTAGGTCACGTTAATGAAGAAATATTTATAGAAAACTATGTAACTCCATTAAATGTTAAATATGAAAAAGAAAAAGAATTTCAAAAAACTACTAAATTAAATACTTGGGAAGTAGGGCATTCTGATGTAATAGCTTATGAAAATAATACAACTCCTGTAGTATTTGAATTAAAATCCGTATCTTCTATTAATTCACATAAAAATTATGTGTTAGGGGATAAATTTAAATTAGACAACCTTGCACAATTAGTTAATTATATGCACGAAGCAAAAGCATCAAAGGGGTTTTTAGTATATAGCTCATATGTGTGGGGTGATTACTATAAGCCTAAAAACACAGAAAATATTGAAAAATCTTTTAATGAAGGCCGCTTAGTAACAGATGAGTTTAATTTAAATGAAAAAGGTATACAAATACGACCAGCAGATAAATTTTATGAAGTTGTATTTAAAGATGATGGCACTATTGTTATTGACGGAAAAGAAACTGAATTTAATAAAAAAGAAGTATTAAAACATAGAATAGCAGCATCAAGAGTATTGTCAGAACAGTCTGTGTTCCCCGAAAGGCCAGAATCTTTTAATTATCACCCTTGTACTTATTGCCCTTTTAAAAATACTTGTCTTTCATATGACCAAAAAGTTATAACTACTACTGAAGAATTTATTCAATCAGCTAAAGAGGAAATAGCAAATGGGTAAATTACGTGATTTATTACTAGAATCTGGATTACCACCTAAAGAGTATTTTAATCAAGATACTAGCGATAAAGCTAAATATATTAAGCCAAAAGAAGATATAGATAAAAAAATTAAAGTACCTAATGACCCTTATGAAAAGGGTAAAACTGAAGATACTGTAAGAAGTGAATGTAATAAATGGCTAAAAGAAACTGGGTGGATTGTAAAAACAATTTACACTGGTGGAATTCCAGTAGCTGGGGGGCGATTAGCTTCAAACCCCTCGAAAGGAATTCCAGACACTATAATATTTAAAAATAATAAAAAATACTGGATTGAATATAAAAGAACAGAAAATGGCCATACTACAATCTTTCAACGAGATTTTCACTATCTTCTTAGAGCAACTGGTGATAAAGTATTAATTATTTCTTCATTAACAATGTTAAAGAAAGAACTATCTAATGATTAAAGAACTAATTTTAGACATAGAAACAAGTCCAATATTAGCCCATGTATGGGGTTTATGGAATCAAGATGTTGGATTAAATCAGATAGCTCAAGATTGGCATATATTATCCGTGTCTGCTAAATGGAGAGGGCAAAAAGAAGTATTTTATTTTGACCAAAGAAACCAAAAAGATATTTCTAATGATTATGAACTATTAAAGAAACTATCTAAACTAATTAATGAAGCTGATGTTATTGTAGGTCACAATTTAGATAATTTTGATATTAAAAAGATTAATGCTAGATTAATATTAAATAATTTACAACCATTAGTGCCCGTAAAACAAGTTGATACACTTAAATTAGCTAAAAAGAAGTTTGTATTTACATCTAATAGGTTAGAATACTTAACATCTAAATTATGTACAAAATATAAAAAATCATCACATAAGAAATTTTCTGGGTTTGAATTATGGCTTGGGTGCTTAAAAGGTGATTTAAAGGCTTGGAAAGAGATGGAAAAGTATAATAAATTAGATGTACTATCACTAGAAGAATTATATGAAAAACTACTTAAATTTCATGACCCTGTACAAAGAAAAAATTACAAAGATTCAATAGATAACTCATGTGAGTGCGGTTCTAACTTGCATAAACATGGATTTTGGGTTACAACTAAAGGCAAGTACCAAAAATATCGCTGTTATGAATGCGGTAAGGTATATAAAGGTAATGAAAATTTATTATCTAAAGACAAAAGAAATAAAGAATTTAAGAGGTTATAATGGCTAAAATAGCAGCTTTAAAAACCAATATTGATGAAGCTTCTGCTACAATTACTTATGTAGGCAAAGCAGCAACTTCGGCATTGACAAGTAACGCTGTATGGCAGATAATGAAAATCGAAGTTTCTGGCAGTATTACAACAATAAAATACGCTGACGGTAATTTTGAATTTGATAACATATGGGACAATAGGGCGTCCTTAACATATAATTAAGAGGAATTTATGAGTAAGTCAAATACAACAGAAAATGACTTCATGCTATATACATTCAACGGAACAGCAATTTCATGGGATGGTAATACAAACCTTTATGTAGCATTACACACTGCTGACCCAGGTGAAGCTGGAAACCAAACTACTTCAGAAGCAACTTATACTTCTTATGCTCGTGTAACTGTAGCTAGAACAAGTGGTGGGTTTACAGTATCTGGAAATCAGGCATCTAATACGGCACTTATTCAGTTTCCTCAATGCACTGGTGGTACAAACACTATTACTCATGTTTCTGTAGGTACTGCTACTTCTGGAGCTGGACAAATTTTATATAGTGGTGCCCTAACAGCATCTTTGTCCGTTTCATCTGGTATTCAACCTCAATTCTCAGTTGGTGCTTTAGTTATCACTGAAGACTAAGAGTAGGTTTATGGCAAGATTAACTAGCTTACAACAATTATCAGATTCGTACTTTAATGATGGCGATTACCATCATGCTTTCTTATATAAGGCATCAATTCCAAGTGCAGGCACTGCTACAAGGTGGGTTGACGCATCTATGAGTTCTGGTATTCCAAAATACAATGCTTATGCTGGTGCCTTACTTGAAAGTAACCAATTAATTGGCTCTGGAAATGCTGGAATTTTTACAGGGTCTACACCTTCCGCTGGTAAATATAGATATTTAGCTAGGGCTGGAATGGGGACTATTTCGGCAGTAGTTCCAAGTTATGTAATGGTATTAGATTATTTATTATTTTATCCATTAATTGACGGTGACTCAACTGACCAACAAGATATGACAAATTCAATTGGGTTACCTAGGTACACAGATGGTAAAGGCGTTAGAGCCTTTATTGTTGCTACAACACCAGGTACCGCTGAAGGTAATGTTACAATAAACTATGTAAGCCATGATGATACAAACCAAACTGTTACATTTAGAATATTAATTGGAGCATCTACTGGTGTAATAATTAATGGAACTTCTGGTGTAAGTACATCTGGAAATAGCCCATTTATACCATTAGCATCTGGCTCATTAGGCGTAAAAGCAATTAACTCAATTACAAATTCTAGTGGATTAGGTGGGTTTTATTGTATAGTATTAGCAAAGCCGCTCACCACTTTAAATATATATGAGCAAAATACAGTGAGTGAAGTAAACTTTATCAATGACAAATTCTCAATTCCGAGGATTTACGACGGGGCATATATACATTGTATAATGAAACAAGGTGCAGCAGCAACTGGGTCATATACTGGTGAGTTTTTATTTTTAACAACGTAGGAGTTTAAAATGGGTTTAACCAAAACCTATCTACAATCAATATAAACAATACTTATTAGAAAAAAAGGAGTAATATCATGGGGTTCACTTCTATGGATGACTTAGTATCTGAAGTTACCAATGGTAAATTTTGGAGAGCAGACTGGAATAAAATTACAGGGGCAGCGGCATATACTGCTGGCCGTTGGTATGATTTTTCTGGATTAGGTGGAGCACCAGTTGCCAATACTTTTACTGGTACTGCATTAACCTGGCAAACAACTACAGAATCATCTGGATTTGGAATATATAATGGCGGTAACGTCTCAACAGATACAAAACATATTTTAAACGTAGCAGCAGTTACTGGTGTAGCTACTGGTGTTCCAGGTGTATTAATGTTAGTCGATATGCAAGGGTATTATCCAGGTATTAACATGAACGTAGCTACTGCGCAAACTATGTTAGGTACTCCAACATTAAGATATACAAACGGTGTAGGGGTAAGAGCTTTTCTTGTTGTTACAGCTACAACTGGTGCAACTGCACACAACTTATCAATGTCTTACACAAATACTGCTGGTACGGTAGGTAGAGCACTTCCAGTCACTGTTGCATGTACTGCTTCGGCAATTGTTCCACATATTACTCACTCTGGTACTGCGGCAAACAACTACGGAGCATTTTTACCACTTGCTTCTGGAGATACAGGGATTCAATCAGTACAAACAGTAACTTTATCTGCCGCTTCAGGTGCAGGTACTGCTGCATTAGTTTTAGCTCGCCCTTTATTAACTTTACCACTTACAACAGTATCAATAGCCGCTGAACGTGACTTAATTAACCAATTACCATCTTTACCAAGAGTTTATGATGGAGCATGTTTAACTTGGTTATATTTTGCTGGTGCTAATACTGCTGCATCTACAAACTTTTATGGTTCTGTAGAAATGGCTTGGGGATAAAATGGCGTTAAATGCGAATGGTAGATTATTAGCATTATTACCTTTACGATTCCGTGGCGGAGCTACGTTATCGTTTGAGGTATTTGATTCAAATACTACTGGATTGCGGAATATTTACATTTCTGAAAATACAGATATGCAAAAATCAGCCGCTGTGCCAAATGGTTCTTCAATAGACTCTGCATGGATATTACCACAAAAATCTGGTGGTATTTCAGCTTATACTACTATAGCTGGATTTGGTGATTTATCAGGCTCTGGAGCAATGGGAGTAAATGCACTTGCTGCTTTAGCAGGAACTAGTGATTTGACTGCATTAGGTGCTTTAGTTACAAGTGCAATAGCTACATTATCTGGTTCAGGAAATGTATCCGCCAACGTAGTAGCTTTATTAAATACATCGGCATCTTTAGCAGGCTCTGGGGATATTACTGGAGCAATAGTTGCTTTAGGTAATGCAGTAGTATCTATAGGTGGCGTTGGGTCTTTATCTTTAACACCATATGGTACAGGAGCATTAGCTGCTACTATTTCTGTATCATCTAGTGACCCATTATCTCCTCAAAATTTAGCAGCAGCGGTGTGGTCTGAGCAATATTCTAGCTATACAACTGCTGGAACTTTTGGTAAACTATTACAAGACGCTGGTGGAGGAAGTTCACCAGAGGTTATCGCAGCCGCTGTATGGGATGAATTAACAACTACACATACAATATCTGGAACTTACGGAGAAAAAGTTAAAAAACTATTAACTTTATCACAATTTTTAGCACTCAAAGACTAGAGGGTTTTATGACAACTAAATTAAAGGCTACTGTAAAGCCTGTTAAAAAAACAATACAGGTTAGGGAATCATTAGTACCTAAAATTAAAGAACTTTATCCAAATATTGTAATTGCGGATAATGATTTTAAATATGATGATGTTCAATCAGTAAAACATGCAGAATTTTACTTTGAAGACCCAGTTGACTATACTGAAATAAAAAAACTAATTGGATCTGTAAAATTTGGATACCCTACAGTAATTGTGCGTTTAGTTAATAGAGAATTAGATAGCAAACTTCTTGACTTTTTAGCTGTTTCTCGCTATGTTTTCAGTAATGATGAATATACTATAGTAATGGCTCAAAAGGGTTATTCCTCTCCAGTATTTCATATAAAAGAAAAATTTAGAATTACTAAATTGATTCAAATTAAAGGATAAGTAAAATGACAGCTAGAAAAGTAGTAGATACGCAAGTTGCAACAGATGCTTCTAAAACAGCAAGTACTGGATTTGATAGTCAAACTGTAACAGTTAATGCGGCTTCCTCATTTACTTTAACATTAGATAAATATACAGATTATAACCATTTAGTAATTCATATAACTAACTCAGGTGCTTTAACTGCCCTTACTGGTACTTTTGCTATAACTTGTGGTACAAATGGCTCTACTGTAACATTACCAAGTTCACCAATTACTGTAGCAGGCTCATTACCAGCCCCTTCCGCAGCAGCATCTTATGATAACTTAATTATTATTAAATCTGGATTCTTTACTAAATTAAAATTATCATACACAGCATCTTCTGGTTCTGGTTCATTAAGTATTAGAATTACTGGCTCAAATATAGATTAATACTATGAAAGATAAATTATCTTCAAAAAAATTCATATTAGCGATTTTAGGTTTAGCATGTATGTGTTTTAAACCTGAAATTGCTGCATATGTCGTATCTTTATTAGTTCCAGTAATATTAGGAATTGCTGCTATTGACCATAAGAAGGCTGATAAGCCTAAGGAGTAGACTATGAAAGAATATTGGAAAAATATAAATAACCCAAAAAAGAAACGCCATTTAAAAGTTGTAGATAAAAATTATAAAAAAGAACCAAAACACCAATCATTACAGCTAGATATTGCAATTACTACATTTTGTATATTAATGATATTATTTATAATTATGTGTATATTAATTAAATAATTACTTAAAAAATAAAGCTTTTATTGTAGAAAAAGAAGTTAATAAACCAATAATTAATATTGCCCCTCTAGCCTTTTGTATATCAGCTTCGTGCTTTAATACCAACTCTTTAACTTCTTTATTACTACTACCCATATTAGTTACCTTTTCTTCAATTCTTGTAAGCCTCTCTATGATTTCATTATGTTCATTATGTTCATTATTACTCATGGTCTTTGAATCCTTGACGTAGTTCCTGATACTTTTGATGGAGAAGGAACGGGAGTTGGTTTACTTATTTGAGGAATAGCCTCTATAGGATTAACTACACTATTTATAACAGAAGGTAAAGTAAAATCTTTATTATCTAAGTCAAGTGTAAAATTCAATTGACGTTTTTCCTCTACAGAAAGGTTTTTACCATGTACTGATTGTAACTTTGCTTGTACGTATTGACCCCAAATATTAGGATAAATTTGTTGTAATGCTTCTCTATTTAATGCCACATTGACACCATTGTTAATTTCTTTAATAGCATTTACTGGATTATTAATAGCATTTTTATAAATCATATATTCATTTAATTTTTGTTGAGAGTCACTAAGTTTTATCTCACCAGTAATTGGGTCTTCTGCATAAGTGGGTGCTTTTTTAGCTAAAAAGTTAGCAATATCAATAGATTTAGCTTTTATTGATGCAGATACCTGTGGAGCTACTTTATCTAATATACCAAAATTACTTCTAAATCCTTGGTCTATAGCTTGTGGACTAGAATACATTTGATAAGTTTGAACATCTTTTACAATTTCAGCTTTTGTTGATTTAAAAGACTCTTTACTGGTTATATAAGATTTAGTTAATGCGGCTTTATTTTCAGCACCGAATGACGCAATTTTATTTATTGCATTAGCAGATTTAACTTGAGTTTGTTGTAATAGACCCATTAATCCTAAAGCAGAACGTGGATTTTTAAGAGTCCTATATAGACCAATACCAGCTATACCAACAGCACCTGGGACACCAATCATACTAGTAACAATTCCACCAATTACCCCCCAAGCAACATCTCCAGTAGTAGCTAATTTGTCCCCACCCATAGATTTTAAAATTTGTTTAGTTCTAATATTTTTTAAAGTATCATCTAGTTTGCTACCAAAGTTATATTCACGACCAGACAATTGCGATAAATCTTGAATTTTATTAAGCAAATCATCTAGTTTTAATTGACTAGCTTTATTTTCACTTATTAATGATTTAACTTTATTATAATTTACAGTACCATCACTATTGAATGCTAGTTTTTTAACATTGTCTAATACTTCTTTTGCGGATGAATAAGTATCTGCGATTTTAACAAAATCTGAACCATATAATCTATTTGTGACTTCGCTCATCTTAGAATATAAACTATTAGCTAATGCACCAGTTCTATCAATACCAACTTTTGCTGCACCAGCTTGTGCTTCATATCCAATTTCAGTTCTAGCTTCTTTTATTGCTTTTGCTTTAGCAATATCAAACCCTTTTTCAATTTCATTAAATTTATCTGGAGTAAGTTTTTTAAGGGCTTCTTCCATTGTTTTTCTAGTTTCAATATTTACTGCACCTCTAACATCCAATGTTTTTTCAGCAGCGGTTAAAGACTCTAAAAAAGAAGAATTATAGGATTCTGGATTTAATCTCATCGTTTCTTTTGCTTGTTTTATTAAATCTAGCATCTCTTGTTTTGCTTTTAGAACTTCTTCTTTAGGTAAATTATTTACAATGTTTTCAAATTTGGTATCATACATACCTTTAACATCTTCTTTAATTAATTTACTTAAGTTATTTAAATCATCAACTGTTGATTTAATAGTAATTTCTTCTACATCTTTTGTTAATTTTAAAGCAGCTTGTCTAGTTTCTGGGTCTTTAGTTAATGTATCAAATAATGCTTTTTGTTCTGGAGTCATGTCGGCTACTTTTGTTGTAGCTGTATTTATACCAGAGTTTATTAATTCAGTAGATTTTTTAGTTGTTAATCCAAATAATTCTGCTGCTTTTGGTACGGCTACACCTAATATCGGGCTTGCAATAGCTCCAATTAAAGCACCACCACCTACATTTCCAATAAAATGTTCAGCAGCGTTACTAGGATTACCTAATGCTTGTTCAGTTACAGCTAATGGAATAGAAGATAATCCACCCATTGCTGCACCTTCAGCAGCCATAGATGCAATTCTCCCAGCCCCTGCTACTGATGCACCAGCAACTTTACCAGCAGTATTAGCTACTAATCCAGCAGGTGTAAAATTAGAAACAACACCAGCAACGTCACCAATCATAGAAGAAATTGGGTGTGTATTACGCAATGAAGAAAATAGTTCTGCCCCTTTAGTTCCTGACATAGCTGCCGCAGGTATACCAAATAATGCAGAGTTTGCAGCAGAAGTTACACCAGCTACTACATCTCCCGATACTCCAGATAATTCTGGATACATTCTTGTAAATGCTTCATCTTTAGTTTCAAATCTCCCACCATTTTCAAATGTAGCTATTAATTGTTGATTTATATCACCATTTTGGTTATTTAATTGCCATGTTTCATTATTTGCATCTTTAACATATAAATTTGAGTCAGGTAATAATTTATAAGAACCAGATTTCAACGCATTATATACTTGTTGAGGGTCTGCGCTTGTATATTGAGTACCTTTTTCATCTATTAAAATTGGCATTATGAACTTCCTTATTTACCAGCTTTTGTCATTCCAGTTTTTGATAAATCAGCACTTTGGTTAAGTATTTCTTGTGGCACTTCTGGTACATACATATTTCTAACAGGGTTTTGTCCCATTTGTGCTGAAGTTTGCATACTGGCTTTCCAATAGACAGGTAGTTGATACTTTACATTATTATAGGCTGATTTTGCAGCCTCATTAAAATATTTTTCAGCTGCTTTTACAACTTGTTGTCGTTCACCACTATTTAATTGCTTTTCACCGAGGTCTCTTAATTTTTCAATAGCTGAACGTGTCGTAGGGTCAAATTTAGATGGTTCATATGAGCCTTGTTTTAAACCATCAGCGACTAATTTAATTACCGAAGCATTGTAGTTACCAGACTTTTTAAAATCTTTCATTTGATTATAATCTTGAATAGCTTTATTATATTGCCCAATTGGAGTTTTTTCATTTGAAACATCAGACATTGCTTGTTTATGGTCAATAGGTTGTTGAGGTATTGCTGACACTGTTTGATTAGTATATTTCTCAACTAATCCCATCATGGATTGTTGATATGCGGCTTCTTTTGCAATTTGTGCTTTATATAGCATTTCTTGCAATGCTGGTGTTAATTTACCTTGTTGTTGTAAAGTTTTATTTATAGAGTCTTCAATATAATTAGCTCTAGCAACTTTATATACTTCAAAATCTTTAGTAGCAGCATCTATTAGTTTTTGTTTTTGGTCCATTCCAATTCTTAATTCTTGTATATTTTTTAATTGCTTATCATAATTAGCTTGTTGTAACCTAAAATCATCATCCATAGCTTTTTGAAGAATATTCCATGACATGTTTTGAGTACCAGTCATAGTTGCAGCATATTGACCTAATCCAACAGCAATTGCCATTCCTATTTTACCAGCAGTTGATTTATCTGCCCAAAAATCTTTAAATTGAGTTGCTTTTAATTTTTCAACTTGTGAATCCATTTCACGTAAATCATTTTGTAATTTTTCTCTATTAGTATTTACAATATCAGCATATTGTTGAGCTTTTTCTTGTTGAGTACCTAATGATTTATCAGCTTCTGAAGATGCAGTTTTATTTAATTCACCAAGATTTTTTACATATTTTATTTGATTTTGATATGCTGCATTTTGTCTATTTATAGAATCTTGTAGTAACTTCTTATCTCCTTCTTTAATACCTTGAGTACTATCAGTTTCTTGTAATGGTACTATTTGTGGTTGTTGAAAATTAACTGCTGGCTCATTACTTATTGGCGAAGTAGTTGGAGTGGGTTGATTTGGTAATGGTTTTGGTTCATTTGCAACTGGTGCCGCCACTGGGGGTTCTGCTGGCTGTGTTGTAGTTTCAGAAGGAGAAACTGGTTTTGCACCACCTAAAAATGTCATAGCCTTGTCTAAAAATGCACCCATTTTATCACCTTATGCTTGTTTTGTATTTGAATCAGTTGTTGTCCAATTGGGGTCAAATGTATTATTATTAGTATTTGTAGTTGTAGTTGTAGTTTTAGGATTAAGTGAATTGTACAACCCTGCTAATCCAGCAGCTCCAGCACTTAATAAAGCATTATTTTCTTTTAATGACTCTTGCTGATTTGCTATATCTAATCTGTTTTGATTTGCACTTCTTGCTTGTTCTAATCCAGCTTGGCCAAATAAGTTTGTATTATAAGCGTCACTATATTGATTTGCCATATTAGAGCCAACAGAAGCTAATTGAGTTGCATTATTTTGTAATTCACCTGCTTTAATATATGCTTCATCTTTAATTGCTTTTGCACGTTGAGCATCATAAGCATCTTGTGCTGCTCTCATTGCGTCCGCAGAGGAAACTGGGGCTAATTGTGCTTGAGCTGCAATAGCTTGAGCATTATCTTGCATAGTTTTGTCATAAAGACCAGTTGCACTATTATCTTGGTTTTGTAATTGTGTACCTAAATCAACTAATTGATTCGCTCCAGAATTTAAATTATCTAAATTTCTATTTTGTAGTGCAGTAGTATCTCCAGAAGACCCCCATGCTCCACTAGCTTTAAGTGCATTAAGTCTCTCTTCAAGTGATGCTACTGTAATATCATGTGAGGAATCTCTTGGTATTAATCCAAAAGTCGCTCCAGATAGTACATTTTGTATATTGCTAAAAAATCCCATTAGTTCCTCACAAGAAAGAAGCAGCAGCTGCTAATCCACCAAGCCCAGCTGAACTCTCAGCTGCTCGTTGTTGCCTATTCGCTATATCCGCTTGCAGTTGTTCATTCCTTTGTTGAGTTGCAATACCTTGTCTAACTTTTAATTGATTTCCATAATTAGTTAAACCAAGACCTTGCATATTTGCTCCAGTGCCTGCCATAACTCCCCTTGCAGCAGCAATTTCATTTGCTCGTGCCATAGCAGCATTTTTCATAGCGGTACTTTGTTGCTGTGATACTAAATTCATTGCGTTTCTTGTATCAACTCCTGCATTAACAGAAGGTGTAGCATTAACTAATTGTCCAAGGGATTGAACACCTAAATCAACATTTTGACTTGCTCCAATAGATGCTTGTGATGGTTTTACTCCATTTATAATATCTCTTGCAATGTCAGCAGCGGATTTTTGAAAGTGAAAACCTTGTTGCTGTCTTTGACTAAATAAATCTTGAACTGAACCAAGTGTTTGTCCAGAGCCATAAGTACCGTCGTTTTTTGCTTTCTCCTCGGCAGCCTTTTCTCTAGCTACAGCAGCATTGAATCCAGCTTCATCAAATGTCTGAGTTCCACCGTATGGGTTCCAATAGGTGCCATTTTCTCCGCCTTCCCATTGACCTGTATATTTTATAAAATCTGCTCTATTAGCCATAGTTACTATTCCTCAACTAATACTTAGTTATACTTAACTATTATTTAAAATACAAGAGTTATCTACCAGTAATACGCTTAGATTGTTTTCTTTGAAGCTCTCGTGAAACAATACCAGCCACTAAATTAAATCCAATAATTCCACAAGCTTTACCAATTGAATTTCCATTATTATAGATTCGTATTTCTACGGATAAAGCTTCACATTCTTGTTTAGTTGGCTGTATTTCTGGCTGGTATACGTTATTGTACCCTATAGAACCACCATAGTATGATTGGTCGCCATATACTCCAGTGCCATAAATATAACTTCCTGTAATATTTGATGATTGTGTATCAAATGTTTCTGATTTATTTATTTCATTATCATAATATAAACTAATTTGTAAATTATGGTCATTAAAATATTTTAAAATAGGATGGATACTATATACTCTTTGTACACTTAATGCCATACCTCTAAACCACCCAGTCCTTAACACTATATCAAATGGGGCAGAATCTACACTATAAATATCACCCTCTTGTCTTACATACCCATCAGGTTTTGCAAATATTTCATACCCATTAATTATAGCACCCGAAGTTGCTCCAAAAAATTCCCACTCATACCATGAATTATTTATGTAATCAAATACCCAACAAGTGTCGTCTGTATGTAATCTTAAATGTTTTAATCTTTCAACATAAGTTATATAATTTATCTCAGTAGGTACCATTCTATTGTTTATAGGTTTTGCAAAGTTTAAAATAGTACCATCTGGTTTCAATAATTGAATACCAAAACGAGACATAAAGAATATGCCATCTACTGTTTCAAATACTGTCCTTTCTGATACTGTAGTAATATTTGACACTATTTTTCTAATTGGCTGAAGTGTTGAGTTTGAGCCTAAATTATTGGATGGGGAGCCAACAATTAAATACACTCCACTTACTTTGTATACTATTGTACTATTACCAAGCTCAGCCAGCCCTAATACTTCTCCACCTTCTAAAGTGTCATAATAAAACTCAGAGGCTATATTTACAGCTTGAAATTGATTCGATAATTTACTGTAATAACATAATCTTCTGTTTTCACATAATCCAAACCATAATCTACCATTAATATTTTTAATTAATTTTGCTGCTGGGAATGGCGCATTATCTAATACTCCACCAGTTGTATAAATAGGCTGATTTGCACCAATTATTGTATCCCCTAAAGTATCTACTATATCTACAAAAGTATTAGTACTTGGTGTAATAGTAGTTGGTGAAGTTAATGAACTTACTTTATAATATGTAGTATCTCCATTTTTTGTTCTGTATAAAGATACAATTACTTTATCTTTTTCTGAGACTAAAACAGATGGTATTCTAATTGTATTAGTTTGGGTCGCAGTACCCCCAGATAGTGTTACAGTAAAAGATGGCGATGTTTTAGACTCATGAACTCTACCAGTAGAGTCATAATATTCAAATACTGCTTTATAGTTATAAGTCCCATCTGATATCGAACCTCCAATTGTGGCAGTAGATGCTTGAGATAAATTCTCAGGATATAGTGTAAATCCTGCCTCATGTATTACTTTGCCATCAAAAACTTTAGTATACCCTCCAGAAATATATAGTGAATCATTCATTTCAACAGCAGAACGATATACTAAATTTTGAAATTTAGCTAAAATAATACCAGATAAAGTTGTAAATACACCAGTCTCTGATGTTAATCTACCTTTATTTAATAATGCAGAATAAATATAAGAATTACTTACTTGAGAATTTGATATAATATCTAATTGAGCTGTGGTAGAGTTATCTCCAGCAATACCTACAGAGAATTGAGTATTTATTTTACCATTTGAATCTAGTACAAAATAAGATGACTGTAATGTGGATTTGTATATGCAAATTACAGCACCTGTACTATTAGTATTTAAAAATGATTTACCTGCAATCATTGTACCAGTAGATAATCTAGTTAATGAAGATGAGCTTGCTGATTTAGTAATAGACGTAGTAAATAATTTACCATAATTAATAGTAGCATTTACCTCATCAACAAAAACTTGAACAGTAGAAGTTGAAGTTTGTATTGCAGTGATGGCATTAGCATTAGTAGCAGCTGTAAGTGTACCTAGTGTTTGAATTGAAGTTAAAGCTAAAAAATCAGACCCAAACCATCTTGATTTTACATTATTTGATGAGTTTTCATTATAGCAAATTATAAAATCAGTATCCACACGTGTTATAGATAGAGCTTTTTGAATTGTTATAGAGGTATCAGTTGATGAATTATAATAACCATTAGAAGATGTACCTAATGTATTACTTCTTGTTATATGAAATAACCCTAATTGATTTGATGTATTTGTATATGCTACAGTTACGCCATCCCCAGATAAATATTGAATACAATCTAATCCTATATTAGTACTACGTAAATCAGATTTCATAGTAACTGGACTAGATAGTGTACTTGTGTTCATATTATATGAATAACTTAAAATTTCTGTAGTAGATGGTTTAGCGCAAAGTATAATATAAGAGTTTGATGAAGATATATAACAAACTCTAGCTAGTGTTACAAGAGAATTTAACAATGTAGGTGCTACAATATATGATTTATTTGTAATATCATATATAGCATACATTTGGCCAGAAGTAGCTTCATACCATGTCATGCATGCAATATTAGTTATTGGGTTAATATACATATCTTGATTAGTTACAGTTAATGACCCAGAGCGGTATATACCCTCTGATTGAATACCCACTGAATCTATTTTTCCAACTTCGGAAAATGTATTTAAGCCTGAGTATGTATATAATTTAGAATTGGACGATGTTAGAAATGAATCTTTATATTGAAATATATTATTTAAACCTAAACTATTTAATTCATTTAATTTAGTATACCCAGTAGCTGATTCAAATAAATAATCATTATTAAACCATCCATTTTTAGCAGTAATTATCTTTTTAACATCTTGAGCTTCATCAATAGTATTATCTGTAATACCTTGATTAAATACTAGGGGTATTGTCTGTAATTTCAGTCTTGACATGTTAAATACCTGCTAATTCAGTTAATCTTTCTCTTATTGATTTACCATTTAAATTATCAAAATCTAATTCAATTTCTTTAGATTCTATAAATCTTATTGGTTTATTGCCCTCATCAAATTCTAATACTTCGCATAATATAATGTGTTTGCTGTCTGTTATTGTTTGTTTAATAATAGAATTGGACGCAGTTATTAAAAATTGCTCACCTAGTGTAATTTTATCTATTAATTGCCCTAATTTAATCATATATTATCCTATCTGACCTTAAATTGGTATACTAAATTGAAAAGTTATTAATTCTACTGAATTAGCAATATTACTACCAATAGTTGGCGTCATATTTGAAGCAGTATTCAGATTTGTTGCTACATATATCTCTGTTGTAGATGTACCTGGGGAGGTTACAATGTAAGAACAGTTCCCACCACCATTACAACCAAAAGTACCAACTATGTTACCAGTATTAGCGGTAGTACTTGTATTTCTTGTTAAGTAGTTAGAATTTAGTGTAATAGTTGATGGTAAACTAATTGAGGCAATAGCTGCCGCTACTGTACCACTTGTAAATCCGCCTCTAAACTCAGCTTCTGTATTATCTTTAATTCTATAGAACCCACTTGAGTCTGTAATTGTGCCAAATCCTGCACCTGCGGTAGGTGTATAACTAATCCAGTTACTCGTATTAGATACTACCAGCCAGTCACTTGCTGCTGTAGGCGTAGAGACTTTAGCTATTAATATAGTAGTTCCAGTTGGATAGCATTTTGCTACCGTTGCACCACCACTTGCATTAAGTGTAATAACTCGACCGTCTGTAGTAGACGTGTTATTAAAATACCACTTATCTCCTGCACTTATTGAAGTTGTAGGCAATGTATAAGTTCTTGCAGCAGTAGGTGTACAAACTTGTACTCTGTTATCTGCATTAGTAAATGTAACATTGCTGTCATTTGCAGCCACATTACCAATTGGGTAAGTTAGTGTAGAAGCAGTTGCAGCACCTGTTAATAAAGACCACCTTGATGCAGTTGAGTTATATATTAATACGGCTGAGGCTTTATCTGCTAATGAGATATCATTACCTGTACCAGTTTGTATTCTATTACTTGCAGAAGATGATGTGGATTCATTTTTTATAGTTATTCCATACCCTGTTTGATTACTTATTAATAAAGTTTTACCTGAAGCCCCATTTGCTAATCCAGTTACTGTTACTGACCCAGCTCCTGTAAATTGCAAATATGAAGTCCCTGAAGAAGACACATCATTTAAGCTACCCGTTGAAGAGTTAGCGGTAGGGGAAAATCCCCAATCATATAAAAAGCTCATAAATCCAGAACTATTTATTGAAAATCTGTCAGTATTGTTTGTTTCAAAAAAGAAAGAATAGGCATCTTTAGTCCCTAATCTTACATTTGCACCACGTTGATTTCCACCATCTAAAAATACGTTTCCTGAAATTAGGGATGCTACAGATACAGCACCTCCTGATGTTAACTGAACTACATTTAAAGACCCATCTACGTAATAAAGTTCATTATTTTTAACAAATAATGTATTTGCTACTGCTATATCAGACACTTGTGAAGTAAATTTTGTACTTTTTAAACTTGTTGCACTATTATTTGCAAATGTTAAATCTGCATTAATATTTAAACCACCTGTTGGTACTTTTACACCTTTTCCAGATGTATGGTCATGTAAATCTAATAGGTTTATATTAGTTTGTTCTCTAGTGGAAGCATCAGCTCCAGTATCTGAACCGACGGTCGATGTTGATAATCCTAAATTCGCAGTTGTCATAATTAAAACACCCATAAACTTATTGTTGAATTTGCACTAGAGCGCAATGTTAGAGTTAAAGTAGTTGACGATTTAAAAACTAAATCACAATTTGCTGATTTTTTAACAACTAAATAACCATTAGGTATTTTACCTAGGCCATGGTCAAAAGTCTTATCTGCTGTAGATAATACTGCAATATCTTTTATTAATCTACCATTAAATAATACATTATTTTGCAATGTTGATAAAATATCCTGCATTGTACTATTTTTGTCATTAATTTCTGTAGATAGGTAATTTAACATATTAAACCTTATACATCATAATAGTTTACATCTTGAATAGTTATGGCATTCTCAAAATCTCTTGGGGCTACAGCATTTGCCATATCTTGTAATGCTTTTTCAGCTTTAAGCATAAATGAAGAACCATCTTTTTCTTCTTTATCTCTTATACATGCTGCGCAATAATTAACAATATATTTTTCAAACCCTGCAACTCCATCTATAGTAGTAGAATCACTAATATATTTTGGTGGTGCTGGTATATAATATACAGTTACAGTATACCCACCATTTGGCACTGGAACAAACCGTAATGAGTTATTATAAAACATGTATTCAGTTGGAATGGATTGATAAGCTACAGATATTACTTGATATTTATTTCTTTGTTCCCATGGAACTTGATTTAATTGATAAAGTAATCCATTTCTATTTAAATCAACTCCTTTTAATTTTAAAAAATCCGAAGGTAGTGAATATGTTGGAGTGCCTGCTACTAAAGTTAATGTCGTAGATGAAATAAAATAATTTTCATTTGTATTTACTAATCTATTATACATGACAGAATAAGCTTCTTCAATCAAACTATCAATTTCAGAGTTTGTTACAAATTGACTTTGCTCTTTATTTACTTTTTGTCTTATTCTTGTTCTAATTTCTGACCAGAGATAAGTTCTACTCATTATATACTCCAAAAAGAAAAGGTACTATACTAAAAGTATAATACCTAATCAATTTATAATTGCAATGACAAATTAAGCCATTTCTTTTACCATGATAACAACATAAATAACAACACCAGAAGCACCATCAGTTGGTATAGCACCAGTTAATACTCTGAATTGTACCGTTTTATTTGATGTTGAGAGTGCAGTTAATTGGGGTTGCAAGTCAGCAGCAGAAGCAGCTAGAACTTCAATATTGAATCCAACAAATGCACCAACTGGGTCAGCAAGAGTAATTGTATAGTCACCAGCAGAGTTTCTAACTACAGAGGAAGCAACACCAGAAGTAACTAAGTCAGTAGATGAAATAGAGGATGCACCTAATGTAATTGTTCCAGCTAATATTTTAACTCCACCTGTGTGTACACGGGCAGGATATCCTTGTAAAGCCATGTGTCTTTCTCCTTAAGAAAGAGTTAACTCACCAGATTATGGTAAGTTAACTATAATGTTACGGCTAGGGTTACGGCAAATTAATTGCATATATGATTTCAAACGAACTAAGCGTCCATCAGAAGTAATATCAATAACTGCATCTTGTCCAGCGTCAATCTTAAGACCAGAAGCTAGTTCTCCATTTGTATGAAGTTCCCAAGTGCTAAGGTCAAGTAAGAATGCTTTGGATTTTGGAACGCAAAGGTCAGAAATTACAGTAATTCCTTCAAATTGCATTGCTTTATAAGAAATATTTAAGCCTTCGATTGAACTTGGAATATCTTTATAAATAACAGTTTTATTTTCTAATTCTTTTTTCAAAGTCTTAGAATCTGCTGGGTTTAAGAAGATATAAGAAGTTTCAGCTCCATATACTTCAGCTTTTTCAGAAGCGTCAATAAGGGAGTTAACAATGGATGCAGTACCAGTAACGATATGTCCAGCTAATTTTGTTGGGTCAGCAGTGCGGTCAACACCAAAGAAGGGAGTTGAAGTTACAGATGAACCTTGTACCCAGTCTTGTACTCCAGCTACAGCAGCATTTAAATAACCTGCTGGAAAAATCCAGTCACCAGTAGTTAAACCTGTAATAGTTGAGTCAATAGCAGCAGCAACACCACCACGAGATGCAGCACAAGTAAGTACACCAGTTTCACGGTTAATTGCTATGATATAAACTTTAGCACCAGAAGCACGGATAGTACCAGGAACCCCACCAGAGTTTGCCGCAAACTGAAGTGCATCACCGATTTCAAAAATTGGGTGGTGTTGAGCAATTTGAAGAGTTACAGTAGTTTGAGTTGCAGTATAAGTTACTTGCCCAACTCCACCGTGTGCGTTTCTATAAAGATAGAAGTTAAGTCTTTCTGCCATTTTTTGTTTCATAGAAACTAAGTCAGCAGCGAATTCATCATAGAAAGAACTCATGTCGCCATTAGCAAAACGTAAAGTTTTTTCGTTGATTTCGATTTGAGCGTTATCTTCAGCAACACCACCAGAGTTAGAAGCGGAAGTAGTTGTAAGAGTCCATTTAACTCTTGAACCTGGATTTGTTCTTTCTGCATAAGCTGTATCGAAGTCAGCAGAGATACCACCAGCTTTAGCAACGTCGCTTAAAAAGCTGATTGTTTTTCCTTCAAGGTCATCTTTTTTAGTTAAAAGACCAAGTAAAGGACGGTTTTGGAACATGATTTTGTTAGAGGATTTGAATATATCCTTGAGGTTTTTTTGGACTTCTGTATTCGATAATAAAATACCAGTAATAGTCATGGTAAATTCCTTTAAGTAAAATAGTTAATTTAAGAACCTAAAGGAATCGCCATTGACCCTTATAGTCTTCTTAAATTGGAAGCTTTGCGTTTCTCTTTTTCTTTGATGGATTTCAGAACATCCGATAAATCCATAGAGGAACGGTCTATTATACTATCAGTATCTACATGCTTACTTGCTTCTTCTACTTTATCTCCAATTGTCTTTAAAACTTCTTTAGCTTTAGAGTCTACAGGAGCAGCAGGTGCTGGAGTATCTTCTTTTTTATAACGTGAAGCGATCTTGCTGTCAAGTGCTTTAATTGACGTATATTTCATAACTTTTTTTTCTATTACTTCTGCAAGGGTTTTTACTGCCTCAGCATATGTAATATTTGATTGCTCTACTAAGGAAATTAAAGTTTCTTCCACTGCTAAATCTTTTTCTTCCCTAGCTGCACGTAGTATTTCATGAGCATCATGTAGTGCTGGGTCTACTTTAGTAACATCTGTTAAATCAAGCCAATCAGATAAAGTCTGCATGGTTTCAACTTTACGCTTTTCAGCAATAGCCTTTTGTTCTCTTTCAACTTTACTTGCTTCTGCTCTTTGAATCTTTTCAATTTCTTTTCTAATTTTTTCTTCAACAGTTAATTGAGGTCTCCCCTTAGCAAGTTCATTATATAAGTGCTCTTCTTCAATACCTGCGCTGTCTAATAATGCCCATACATCTTTGTTTTTTAGAGCTGCTACGGCTTCTTCAGATAACCCTTCAATATTTTTTAAAAGAGGTGCTTTAGAGCGATATAAAGATGCCTCTTTTTCAGATTCTGAATATTTACTTTCAACTTCTTTTAATTTTGATTCATATTCTGCGATTTTAACTCGTAACTCTGCTAACTCTTTTGCAGATAAGTCTTCAATTGGCTTCTCTACTACTTTTTCAGCAATTTCAGTAATCGCTGCATCAGCAACTGGAGTTGTTGACTCTGGCGAACTAGCAACACTTTCAGCAGGTGCTGATTCTTTAGCTTCTACTTCTGACATAAAACTTTCTCCTTTTAACCAGATATATTTTGGTTTATGTTTGCAGGTCTACCAATAGCAGACTGAGGTAATTGACCTTGTTGTTGAGCTTGTTGCATAAGTGCTTGTTGTGTTTGAGCTAATTTACTTACAGCTACGGTTAAATTGGTTTTAAACGCCTCTAAAAGTTCAACAGCCTTCATATCTTCTTCCTCTTCAGTAAGACTATATTGGCATAGTAAAGATATAACAAATTTTAACCCATATATCAAGTCTGTATTTTCATTAGGTATTAGATATTTTTCATCTTGGGTTTCAATTAGTTTTTCTACTTGATTTTCAATTGCTTGCCTTGGTGCTAATTCTAATTTATTAAATTGTTCTAAATCTGGCAATTGTAATAATTCTAAATATTTAGCTTTATCAATAATTCCCGAATTATATAAATCAGATGCAAAATCTTTCCTAGCAGCGGAACTCATTGGCAACATAGAGCTTGTAACAATAGTAAATTCAAACTCGTCAGGGTCTAAAGATAATGAATTTAATTCTATTTCTTCATACACGCCTTTAAATTCACCCTTAATAGATTTAACTCCCATGTCAGCTAATTCTTTTAAGGCAGTTATTGTTTGTCTACATAAGTCAATCATAAATGAATCAAGTGATTTTCCAAATTCTTGAAATCTGTCAGATTCAATATTTGTAAATTCTTGTAATGCTACTTTTGAAGCACCAGAACCTAAAATATTTTTACCAGTTGAGCTCATTTGGTTAAGTCCAACTTCTTCGTAGCAAGATTTAATTAACCATTGTAATCTTTCAAATTCTGTAGCTGGGTATCCACTAAATGTAGACCAGTTAGGGGCATTGTTCCCAGTATACCCAACGGCTTGTGCAATTTCATTATTTTTAATTATTAAAGATCTATCACTAGCAGAGGTTTGTTGGTAAAACAATACTGGAGATTTAGATTTATCAGCAGCTTCAGTCATGAATGCTAAAATCATATTAATTTGAGATTGTTTAGATTCTAATTGCTCTGGAATACCAGGAGAATAGTAACCAAAGTGGGATTTATTCCATGATAATCTAGCAAATGGTAATTCTTCTCTTTCATATGGTTCATCTTCTAAAATACCATATCTACATGCAATAATATGTCTACCTTTTGTCTTATCAACTTGAACTTTCCACGCTTCTACTATTTCAACATAGTCTCTAAACCCTTCAATGTTTTCAATCTTGCCTTGAGAAATAAATTGACTATTTAATTTTGCAGATTCTGATTTATATTTAGAATCCCTCACATCTTTCATTTTTGGATACTTCGCAAATAGTACATCTTTGTGCATATAGCTAGTTTGGTACTTACAATGGGGGTCTCCATACATTGCATCTAGTTCTTGAACATAGACATCGACTGGAAGTACTCTTGTAAATTTGATTTTCTTCTCTTTTGGACATGCGTAGACTTTAACATCGCAATCACCATGAATTAATGCGTGTTTTACAAATACATTCCAGTCTTTAAACACATTGGCCGCTTTCATTGCCATAAAGATTGCTTTGTCTAGCTTAATAGCCTTAAGTCTATCTGTTATACACCCACCTTCAGTAATTAATGTGGCTTTTGGTGGATTTAAACATGCTTTTGCTACTAAAGTATCAATAACTGATTTAATTACATTATAATTTACTCTATATTTATCACGACCTTTACCAGGTTTATAAATACTATTGCGAGCAGGTGTATAAAATCCCATATTTGAGGATTGTGGCTTACCTGAATATAATTTTAAGTATTTTAAATGCTCAGTAAGGCGTTCATCTTCGTCAGTAAGTCTATAAACTACATTAACTAATGCTTTTAAGGCATCATCTTTATCTTTTATATTATACCATGCTTCATTTGTAATTGAATCAGTCTTTGACATATCTAATAATCCTCGTAAGATGTAAATACATATCCATCTTCATAATCAATATCATTGTTTCCTCTCTTTTGGAAGCGTTTTTCTCTATCTAAATCATTCTGTTTTTGCAAAGCACTTCTTTTATCAATAATTTCTTCAACTTCCCTATACCAATAATGGCGTGCTCTTAAATATCCGTACAAAGCTGCGTCACAAGCATGGTTTGGTGCCTTGTCATCTTCCATAACTTTACCATTTTCACCTTCTTTGGCTTTAGTTTTCTTCTTTAACTTACTTGCTTCCTGTATCCAGATGCAATCTTCTTTAAATTTTATCTTACCTCTGCGTAAATCTGTATTCATTAACCTAATATGTTCAAATTTACCCATTTTTTCTGCTGCCATGTATCCGATATTATACCGATTTTCGATAGTTTTAATACCTTGTGCATTTTGAGAGTCAATAATGACATCAAGAATAGGGTATATTGATTTAAAATATAAAGTTTTTTCTGCAATTTTATCCAAATCTACTTTTGCTTCATAAAATTCATCTAGTTGATATAAATTTGGGTCGTGGTCTGACCATCCCCATACTATCATTGCGCTTTCATCATTCCACCCTAAGTCAATTCCAAGCACACAATCTGTAATTATTGGTTCATGGTTATAAACATTTTCTAATGGATTGAATTTGTAGACTAAATTGTCTGTATCAATAAAGTATTCACCCTTCCACTCTTGGTAATATTCTGGAGTTTCTACAAATTTAGGATTTTCCGCTATAATATCTGCAAGCATTTGCTTAAAGATATCTTTCATTAGCATACCTTTAGTAGATTCATGAGTTGATACACCTACGTTATCCTCCCATGACCATTTATAAAGACCCCATTTTAATTTTTGTGGTTTTGGTGTACAGTTAATATCATAAAAGAACCCAAGTCTAACATCTCCAGGAGTACCAATCATCTTGATTCTACCCCTACGTTCAGCAACTGTAATTAATAGGCGTTTATATACTAAGTCTCCAACATTTCCCTTAAATGATTGAACCTCGTCTAATATAACTAGGTCATATGGTTCACCAAGAACTTTATCTATTTCTCTTTCAGTAGAGTCAAAACCTGTTAATTTTATCTTAGAGCCGTTCTTAAAGTATACTTCCATTCTAACTTCGTCGGTTTTAAAATCCCCATCTTCTGTAAATAAATCACCACGGTCTATTCTTTTAAGACCTAGTTCATTAAGCATTTTTAAAATAGGCATCCAGCAAATACTTTTTGCTTTATCCTTAGTTAATGTACCATATAGGATATTTGCATTAGTGATATTAAGTGCAGTAGCCACCATTTCAAGTTTTGCACCCTCCGATTTTCCACTATTGTGACTAACTAACCCATTGGATAAAAGGAATAAATGAGAATCAGAATCAACTTCAATATCATATGTTTGTTCATATCCATAACTTGAAACTGTACCACCAATCCAACGCTTATTAAAATTATTACAAGTTCCTACCTTAGTTAGGTTTTTCTTTCTTTCACACACTATAAATGGAGATAATTCCTCAAGAATTCTACTAACGTGGTAGTTATGTTTAAGGTTTAGGTTGTATACATATCCATTTTTATATTTTTGTCGTCTATCAGTATATAAGCTAAATTGCACTCCAAATAAACTTAAAAATAACCACTGAGCTACTTCTAATACTTGTTTAGCTTGCATACTAATACTAAGTCTAATTCCGCATTTTTGCTTCGTTAATGACCCATTAGTATCTATAAGACCAGCTAAGAATTGTAAACAACTCTCCCTATCCCATGTTTTTATAATTTCAAATGGTATAGATTTCTCATGAGCATATTTACCTCGTAGTATTTCGTAATGATTAGGTGTATTATACACCGCCCATGTATAATTATTACCATTTATTTTTTTATAAGTAGTATTTAACTGATTTGCTACTTTTGAAATTATATTTTCATCGTTACCAGATAACAAAACTTGTTTAGATGTCGGATTAGATATTCTACAGCCATCTCCTATATACGCACCTAGTGCATATGCGTGGGGTTCATGTACTGTACCCATTGGTGCAGTATATTCTGCTCTTATAATCTTTACCCCGTGATAAAAATCTCCTAATTTGCGCCCTATAGTATTATTAGACCGTATATGTTGAGTTAGAAATACGTGATTATCTGTAGCTCTAAAATACTCCCTACCGTTATTTTTAAATGAGTAAGTGTGTTGTATACCTTGATTAAAAACATTTATAACTTTTATCTCTTTGCTATTTTCATCATATACAGTATCACCAATTCTTAACTCTTCAATTGGTATAGCCCCTGTAGGTGTAGCCACCATAGTCCCCTTTGCAAGACATCTACGAGTACATAGGGCAGAACTTAGTAATTCAGTACTTGTCCAAAATTGTTTTTGCTCTGCAAACATTCGTTCACGAAGTTCAAATGCCAGTGATTTATATTTTGATTCAACTGATTTGACAGCTATGGAGTATCTAGCACGAGCTTCATTATCTTGTTTTATTCTTACAATTTCTTTGTCTAAACTTTTATAACGATTAACTAGTGACATATTAGAGTCCTAAGAGTTGGTAAAATCTTAATAAAGGTCTTAATTTTAGTTTACGTAGAAAGAAGTTTAAGTTAGGTGTCTTCATAGGTACTTGAACTTCAGAGATAATAAAGTCCATAGAGTCATTTAATAGCTTAGTACCTATACCTAGTCTTTGATATTCTTTTTTAACATATATAAATAATAATGTAGGTACAATGGAGTCTTCGTAAATGATGAATCCTAGAAACTTGCTAGGGTCGTTAGCATCCGTCGCAATTTTTTTAATGTAACAATCTAGGTTAAATAACAACTTGTTTTTAATGAGGTTTCTCTCATCTGATGATAAATCATATATAAATCCATGACTTAGATAGGATGTCAAATATGATTTAACGAAGTTCTCATGTAATTTTGGGTTGTAGTCTATAATTTCAACTTTCATCTGGTGCGGCCTTATGTGTAATATCAATCATCAATTGTTTTCGTTCTTGGTTCTCTATAAATTGTTGAAGCTCTTTTGGGCTCATTTTTTCTATATCGGATTCAGTATATGCTTTCCATGTATGCGCAAATCTATTCTCTAGGAGTTTGGCCGCCGCATTTGGGTTTTTTATAGAAGTTCTAACTAAAGATATCTCAAATGAAGTTTCTGCCAATAAACACCTATGGGCAAACTCCAATAGCTCCTCATCTCCTTCAGTAGCCATCATTTTCATGGCCGCAAAATCGTGAGGGTCAATAAGGTATATTTCCATTGCTCTAACAAGTGGTATACCTTCTTGTATTAACGCAAGTAATTTCTCTTGTAAGTCTTTACAAGGCTTTTTATATATTGACACGCAATTGTGAAGTACGCCGTTACATAATGACATAAATCTAGCTCCTTAAGATTTAGTGTACATAAACTATGTAACGTGTCAAGTTTTTTTATAGTATCTCAGAAATTAATCCGTATTCTTTAGCTTGCTCGGCCGTAAACCAATGGTCTATATCAACCCCTGTCTTTTTCCAAAATGTTGCATCTTTTTTAGTGCGAGAAGCCAACCATTTGCACATTTTTAAATCTATAACTTCCATAGCTTTTACATATGCTTTATTGTGTGAGTGGCGGCTATCTAGTGAATATGAATCTTCGTGGTGCATGAAACTAGTCAATTCGCTAGCACTTCTAGTCTCCCCAGCAGCTAATATAAATATACCCATACTAGATATTTCACCATAGGCATGAATATGTATTGGGCAAGTGGAGTTTAATATCCTATCTATACATGCGTTTCCAATAAATGGGTCGCCACCTACTGTATTTAATCTTATTGTTATTTCAGAATCCCCTAGGCTTTCTAATAAAGTTATACCGCATTCTAAGTTGTATAAGAATTCAGAGTCCACTTCTCCATTTAAAATTATAGTCCGAGAAGCCCTATCTATACCCCTATCAAATAGTTCATTAATGATATTATGCTCTTTTAATTCACCTTTTCTTGCCATAACACTACTCCTATAGTCTTTATAAAGTTACCATACAGCTACTATACTAAGGAAGCGCAAAATTAATTATTTTGTAAGTTATTGATTTATATTAACTATCATACTATTGTGATATACTAGATTCAAAGTTGAGTCTAAAAATTAGGTGGGTGGCACCCACTAAACTTAGCCCCCTAGCTCCCCCCTGAATCGCTTTGTAGTAACTCATTTCATCCGAAGAAATACCAACAAGCAAACTCAGTGACTTACTCTTATAGCGTGCCTGACTCTGTATTGGTCGTCAGTCAAGCGTATACTATAAAGCAACCTATACAGTAAACTATACAGAAGCTATGGATATAGAATTGAATGAGTTGGTTGAGGGGCTGGCAACTTAGTCTACCATTTAACTCATTGAGGAATTGCTTACTGAGGAATAAAACCCTTAGTCTACCATTTAACTTACTGAGGAATTAAACTCTTAGTCTACCATTTAACTCACTGAGGAATTAAACCTTTATAGTTTAACTTTTTATATTTACCTTTAGTCATATATAATAATATCAATAACTTAATAATTTAAGCAACTAAAAAGATAAACTATGCGGACTATAGATAACTTAATGTAATTATTAAATAATATTTTAGTAAAAATTAGCCTATTTTATAGATATTTCTTAATTATATTAATAACTTTAGTATTAAAATTGGGCTAAAATAAATAATTTATATTTTAAATTAATGATTGTATATAATATTATATATTACTTTTAATTCATTTTTTATCTTTAATTTTAAAAAATAATATTTAATATAAATAAATAAATATAGTATATAATATAATAGTATTAATAACTTATAGCAATTTATAACCAAAATGTACCATTATTTTAATTAATGAATTTAATAGGTTGCATACCCCTCGGATAGAAACAATTTAACCTTGACACATTATTTTGTTAGATATATCATTACATTTGTGAATTGTATTCCAGTGGGGGTTTTATGAATGAACAAGTAAAGACTATTAATAAACGATTGCGTGAAATTAATAAAGAATTACAAAAATATGATAAAGAACTAGCTAAAGTATATGAAGAATTAGGAAAATCATTATTTTTAAAGCATTACTCTAAAATAAGAAAACTAATGGAACCTTTATATACTGAAGATAGTTATTTAAATAATATAAAAAAAGAAATAAGAGCTGAATATTGTAGAAGAAAAGCTAAAGAAAGTTATGATAAGAAAAAAGGATTAACAAAATGAGTGAATTGGTATACCAATTTGTATCTTTTTTAGAAACCAAAGGTATTAAATTAAAAAACTATGATTTTGTGCACGGTAGAAAACATATACAAATACACCCAATTGCTGAAGACTTTTTGAGATTAAAAAATGAGAGGGTTTCAATGAGCTATGATTTAATTGAAAAAGCTAGAGAGGTATTAGAAAGAAAACAAAAAGAAGATACTAAATTTGTACCATCAAATAGTACAATACCAGAGTTATATACTCACACTAGCGAATCAGGGGCTACTACATTTTGGCTAAAAAAAGATAATTCTAATACATATATATTGTTAAGCCACGATATGAGTAGTGTTAGTATATTAAATGACGCAATTGTTAGATTAATGAGCGATGATACAAGGACTAAACTAATAAAATTAGCTAATAGTTTAAATCAGCAAGAAGATACGGATAAATATTCATTAACCTCATTAGTTAATGAGACTATTAAAACTAATAGAGAACACAAACTCAATATATTAAAAGAAGCCCCAAAAACATTTACTACAGACAAAAATACCCCAGCTAGAACCTTTTTTGATATTTCTAAAATACCCATTAACCCAAAAGAAACTCCAGCGTGGGATTCATTTACAAGTCGCATGGTTATAGAAGATACAAACTTAAATGGTGGTGATTACTTTAAAGCATTTTTATGGTCAATATTTGAAGAAAAAGACGAAAACAGAGTATTTTTATACTGGTATGATGAAGGCAAACAAGGTAAATCAGAAGCTATAAACGTATTAGATAAATATATACTAAAAAACGCATTTGTTAGTTTTGACTTCTTTAAACTAAATAGCCACAGTGCAGAATCTTTAATTGATAAAAGGCTGATTGTGCAACACGAGGCTGTAGTTAAAAAGTTATCTGCAATACCATTAGTAAAACAAATTACTGGAGGTGATTCAGTAGTAATAAACCCTAAAGGTAGAAAACAATATAGTTTACATATAGACGCTAAGATTATAGTGCTTTCAAATAGCTCTCCAATTGTATCATCACAAGGAAGCGAATTGAGCCGATTATTACCTATTAAAAACCTATCAAGAGGTAAAGAACATTTTATACCATTCTTTAAAGAAAAATTGAAAGAAGAAATATATGATTTTTTAGCCAAATGTAAAGCCACTTATTATAACTTAATGAAGTCAAAACAAGATTCTAATTTCTTATCAATTGAAGACGAATTAGCTAAAGCGGATACTTTCTTAGATTATGCTGGACAATTAATAGAAATATTAAAAGAGAATTATGAACTTAGATTAAGTAGTAAAGGGGAAAACTATACTAAATGGAAAAAAGTACAAAGTATTATCAATAAAATAATAGAAGAAGATGATTCTTTAAAAGGAAACGTATCGTCAGCTACTCCGCAGGTATTAGACTTCTTTGAAAAATGGGCTAAAAAACATGGTGGTAAATTCATAAGAGTTGGAGCCAATAAAGGCTTTGTAGGGTGTGTACTAGTTAAGAAAGAAGCAGAACTTACACCAAGCAACTTAGGTGACTTATGATATCTTATTTGACTTACTCTCCTTATAAGGGAGTTACTAAAAAGGAACAACAATGACACTTTGCAGCTGTACACAAATAACTGAAGATAAATTTAGATTAAATGAAATTATAGAGGAGTTAAAGAAAAAATGAGCAAATATAAAAATCAACTTAAATATCAATTAAAAAATCGTACTAAATGTACAGATAACAATAAGTTTTATAGACTAAACAAAATGCTTACAACAATAGGGTGGCCTAGATTAAATCAAGAATTACGCTTATTTATACATGAATATGAAATACTTAGAATAGCTATAAAAGATATAACAGAAGTATACGATATTAAAGTAGTTGATACTGTTAGGTATTTTATTTTACCTATTAAACTTGATAGAGATGAAATAAAAGAACGTATTGCAGCATTAAAAGAATACTTACACCATAGAGGAGGTGTCTAATGAGTAATATTATTGAATTAAAAAAGAAACCACTGCCAGCGCAACAGGCAAAAATACAAATTATTACAGAATTAATGGAATTAGTAGAAAGCTTAGAAAAGAAAAACGATATAGAAAAACTAAAGAAAAGTCAAACAATTAGAATAAAAAGTAAATCAGGTAAGGAATATGTATTTACAATAACGCTATTATAAAATATAATATAATTAGAACAACAGCAATCCTACCATATGCAGAGCCGAGAGGCTCCGATTCAATAAGCCCCTAAAACACAACTTTAGGGGTCCCTCCTTTTATATCAATAGGTTATAATACTGAGCTTGACTTTATACCACAATATCCGATAAACTAAGAAGAGAAAGGGAGGATTTATGAGATTGTTAATTATTACTATACTTGCAATAGTACATAACTATACATATGCGCAAGACTTAGTATATAATATATCAGATACTGGTATTGAAAAGATTAAGAAATTTGAAGCATACGTAGCTAAACCATATTTTGACCATACTGGATACAGTATAGGGTACGGTAACCAAAAACTATGTAATGGTAAAAAAGTAACTGCAAAGACGAAACCCATTAGTGAACAAGAAGCTACAAAACATTTAAAATGTGCCATTGATGTTAAAAACGATTTACTAATAGCCTACTATTTAGACAATAGAATAGAAATTAGCCAGTTAATGCACGATAGCTTACTTAGTTTTACATATAACTTAGGTTCTTATGGTGCTCTGCGCTCAAGTGTATTTAAACATTTACATAATAAAAATTGTGTTGCAGCTAAACACTCAATGTTGTCTTACAATAAAGCTTCAGGGATTACATTAAAAGGATTAATCTTAAGAAGGACTCAAGAAGCTAATGATTTACTGGAAGGGTGTAAATTAATCAATAAGCAACTAGGGTATGACTACTACAAAGTAACTGATGTTAAAAAGAAAAATAAGAAAACTAAAGTTAAGCCAGTATTGGTCGATAAAGAAGTATAAGCAAAAGGAGAAGTTTTATGTTTATATCAGCAACATCATTACTACTGATAATTAGTGCCGTCATGGTAATAATATACCCCGAAGATTTTTTTAAAATAGTATGGTGGTTTGTTAGAGTAGGATTAGCCATAAGTGGGTTAATTATAGCACCACTAATAGCTATATCAGCTTACTTTACTTACAATAAATCTTTAAATATGACAGACGCAAAAATTGGAATTGTGTGTTTAATTATAGCATTATATAGTTGGAATAAGTTTATCAATTTCTTTAAACAAGGAGATACTAAATGATTGACTTTATAGTGTATGTTTGCATTAGTTTAGGGTTCTTAACTGTTGGTGCTTTTGTAATGGCTTTGTTTATCAATATTGAAATTGGGGATGGTGAAAAGGATAAAGACGAATGAACATAGAACAATTAATAGCTGGCATTATCTTTATCAGTACACTAGTAATAGTATGGCATATCTCAAGAAAGGTAGATTAATATGAGCAACGTAATCAATGTAGATTTTAAATCAAAAAAGAAAAGCAAGGATATTATTGAATTAATTGAAGAAAAGACTAAGACAGACTTTAATGAAATTATTAAGAAAAATAAAGAAAACGAAGAACGCTTGAAAAAAGAACGAGTGAGGGATAACACCAACGTAATGAAATCCTATAGTATCAAGTAGTTATAAAATATATCACAATAGGGCTTGACTTTCTAGTTTTGTTGTGATATATTATAAATAGCAGGAAAGACAGCCACTAGAAAAACCTAGAGGCCGACCGCAGGAAAGGATACCTATAAATATCGCAATGTTAAATTGTGCCGAAGTTATGATACTAAATGCGAAACCTAACCGAGTAAGGACAACAACTTACCAACCTATAGCAGACCAGCTTGGCGAAGCTATAGAGGGAGCATTGAGCGGAGTAGTGGTGAGTAAGCACACCGAACAAAGCGATATTTATAGGTAAACAAAAAATAGGAGAAGTGTCATGACTTTTAATATTAAAGGTGTAATTATCCAAGCCGATACAAAAGAACAAGCTTACAGACTTGCGAAGATGTTAGGGTTAGATAAACACTAAGCCGAAAACCCCGAAAGGGGTTATGCACAAGGAAGCGCACTGATGAGGCTAAAGGGATTGGTAGCATAAACAAACTGGTACGTGAAAGGAAGTTTTATGTTTATTATTATTACAGTTGATAAATATCTTGTAAAGGATGTTACTCAATATAATTCATTTGAGTCTGCAATAGGGTATGCAATTAGATATAATACAAACAACCCAAATGCAAAATCAATTGAAATTTTATCTAAAGCTAATGGGGCTTTAATTAGAAAAGTAAAGTAATAGCTTTACTTTCCGATAAACTAACAAAGGAGAAGTTTTATGAAAAAATATGGGAATACTAAAGACTATTTAATAGTAGAAGGCTTTAAAGTACCTAAGTCGGTATATAGAACATTCACTCAAGTTTATGGATTAACTCCATTAGAGGCGATGTTATTAATCTTGGAGAATGTATAATGCCTGGATTTAAAAAATACTATGAAGACTTTTATATAGAAATTGATGTAGGTAGTGATAATGAAACTATATTAGGTATGGCTATCTACCACTTAAACAGGGATGGGACTTTAGATTTTAACAATAGATTAAATATGGTAATTGACTGGAATACACCAAAACATTTAGTTGACTTAGCTATTGAAGTATTAGATACTGGGTTTGAGATATAGGAGGTTTTATGACAAATAGAATACTTTTAGCACTATTGTTCTTATCAGTAACAGCGGCAATATTAATCTTTACAGGATGCCAATCACGAGGGCTTGCTGGTACTTGTAGTAGATTCGGAATGACAACTAAAGAAGTACTAGTATACGCTGTAGATAGTGATGAACTGGGGGCTAGTAAAACAGTAACAAAGTTTCAATGTATCCCAAAAAAATATAAGGAGAAATAATATGACAATGAAAAGAGAACTTATTATTAGCTTAGAAAAACCTAACGCTTCTTATAGAGAATGCACTGTTTGTCAAAGTACTAAACAAGTCAAAGAAATATTTCTTGGTAATCAAACAACAGGTTCACGTTTTGCTCTGTGTATAAATTGTCGAGAAATGTTATATAATATTTTAAAAACAGATTTAAAAAAACAAGGAGAAATAATATGACAATGAAAACATAAAATGTTATATAATATTTTAAAAACAGATTTAAAAAAACAAGGAGAAATAATATGACAATGAAAACATATACGCAAAAAGAATTAAATAGAATCCTAGACAATCATAAATTATGGTTATATTCACAAGGTAAGGAAGGTATAAAGGCAAACTTTAGAGGGGCAGACCTTACAGAAGCAGACCTTCAAGGAGCAGACCTTCAAGGAGTAGACCTT